ATTATCAGCCTTAACAGATGTAAATATATCTCAGGCTACTCAGGGACAGATTTTGCAGTATGATGTTACTACTCAGAAATGGAAGAATGTTAGCAAAACATGGCTCACAGAGTTAGAGCAGATGGAAGATGTTGATATTGATACTTCCACACTTGCAAATGGGCAGGCTCTTATCTACAATGCTACTTCAGGAAAGTGGGGAAATGCAGCCATATCTCAGTATCCCAAACTTGACACAGTAGAGCAGGTAATGGCCAATACTCAGAGTGGAAAAGTTGCTGATGCCTTGACTATCAAAGAGATTAACACAAATTTAACGCAACAGTTGACTGCTAGTGATGGTGTACCTTTTAGGTTCGGTAAAGACTCAAGTGGCAATTATGGTTACATTCTTAATCAAGGGGGTGCCGATACAGTTATCCCTTTTAAAAAGGGCGGTTTAGGCGATGCCGAGGACATACTCATGATGGGTGGTCAAACTAGCATAATGATTGCTCTTAATAAAGAAGGTAATAGCCACTATCATTCAAGTGGAACTCGAAACGACATAGTCAACCGATTGAATAATGGTGAGTGCTCTTTTATATCGGGTGCAAGTGCCGTAAGCGGAACATCATATATAATGATGGTCACTCTATCTAAGACAGGTTATTATGCAATCGGTTATGAAAACAATTTCACACAAGGGCGAATTGCATTGATGAATTCGGGCGAAAACCATAATGTGTCATGCGATTTTAACTTTATTTGTTATTTTGGCGATACAGACCCGTTTGCTTAACCACAAGCCAAAATATAGTATTTTCCACCATTGTTAAACTGACTCCATCCCATATCAAACGTGATACTTGTATCACTAATAGTTATATTTAGTGTGGATGCATCTGAACCATCTGATAGGTATAGGTGTCCTGTGTTTGTGTCTCCGTCATAGTACATAAATTCTTTAGCGTCTGCGGGATATATCGGGTTATTCTGATTGACATTAAAGAGAGCCATAAAAGACTTTACTCTAAAACCAAAGTTTATCGTAACCTCTTTACTTCCCGACCATGTGCCTATTTTTGTGACAGTTTCACCACTAAAAGGGAGCCATGTATCCGCACCTCGTTCCCTATACATGGGCTTGTCAGTAGTGGAATCATACTTAAGTTCTATATCAACTAAAGATTGAGTTAAATTTGTGATTAATTAAATAAAAGGAGAATAACAATTATGCTAATAGCCAAGTTCGGAAATTCCTCTAAGGAATATCCAATAGAATTTATTTATCATAGTGCCAATGTGGTTGAGTTACTTGGCTATGTTGGCTCTAACAAGTCAGGATTTAATCTTTACTCTATTGATGGAGCACATATAGGCGATTATTCTGATTTTAAGACTGTATACAGGAATCAGGAAAAATCTACATGGTTTTCTAATGATGGAAGCCATTATATCCCTCCCAAGAAGGATGTAACAGTGGCTATTATATGGAATGATGAGGAAAACCCTGAGTACAGGCCTGAAAGTGTTGATGTGTCTGTAGTAGTTAATGGGAAGCTGTTTGATACACAGACCTTAAGTGAGGAAAACGAGTGGAAGCACACTTATGAACAGGTTTCCGCTGATGATAAGTATGAAGTAGCTTGCCCTGAGTATGAATATTACACAATGGTAATATCAGGTACTACAATTACTTACACTTATACAGAACCGCAGCCGAGTATAGAGGAAAGAATGGAAGCTGTTGAAGAGGGATTAAGTGAAGTGGAGGAGCTTGCAAATGAAACCTTTGAAACTGTTGACACGATTATGTCAGATATTATTCCTGAATTGGAGGTATAAATACATTATGGCAAAGACAAAGGAGGAAGAAGGTATGTCAGCATTTATCGCAAGAGCAATCGAAAAGGCAAGAGACAAGAGCTTAGAAAAGGGTCAGGCCAAGTACAGAGCTTATTTTGTCAAGACCAATCTTTACAGGGATTGGCAGTCAGATGTTGATACAATCTTAGAGACAGATGGTTATGAAGATTGTATTGTAGAGGAGTAATTATGGCAAGACCAGCGACGAGAGGCTTTACGGATAGACTATATTTTATGAATCTTAAATTCGCATGGATTTATACCGGAGCTTGTTATATTCTTACTATTTTTAGTGGGTACCTGAATATAACAGACATGAGTATAGTTTCTGTGGGCCTCCCGGTTGTATGGGGTGAGCTTGGGATCCATACCGGATTTATCATCTGGAAAGCTCAAAGAGAAAACATAAGAAAGTGGAATAAGAATTCCGATGTACCAATGTAACAGTGCCTATAGGGCATTAATATGTTGTAATCGGGATGAAGATGTCATGACAATTCAAATTGCGGCTTCATCCCCTTTACAAACCTTTAAAACAAGGAGGATATTAACTATGAGGAACAAATTGACATCTCGTAAATTTTGGGTTTGTGTGGCAGCAGCACTTGCATCATTGGGTACCGGCATCAGTGGTATTGTAGTAGGCAATCAGACTCTCGCCATTGTTGGTTCAGTATGCACTGTTATTTCAGCGGCCATCTATGCTTTTTGTGAAGCTTGGACAGATGCAGCAAATAAGGAGGGTTAATTTATGATCCTTGGGATTATTTCATCCGTGTTAGTGGTTGGATTAATTGGATTTTGTGCAGTGATCGCAATAAGTATTGCTCGTGAGCATATGAAGAAAAGGGAGAGATAAGATGAAGGGAATTGATGTATCTAATGCCCAAGGCAATATTGACTGGAACAAAGTGAAAGCCGATGGCATTGAATTTGCCATTATTCGTCTTGGCTGGGGCGGCAATGCTATTAACCAGGATGATCCTAAATTCAATCAGTATGTCACTGAATGTGAAAGGATAGGTTTGCCTTGGGGTGCATATCTCTATTCATATGCACTCACACTCGACAATGTGGATAATGAGATTGAACACTCCTTAAGAGTACTCAAAGGTAAAAAGCCCATGCTTGGTGTCTGGTTCGATATGGAAGATGCGGATCATTACAAGCAGAAACATGGCATCAATGTTTATCAAAACAGACGGTTAATAACGGACATGTGCAAAAAGTACGTGGACGGTATGAAGAAAAACGGCTATGATACCGGTGTTTATGCTTCATCTGATTATTTCAAAAATGTTATCTATCGAAATGAGTTAACATGCCCCATTTGGCTTGCAATATGGGGACCGTCTCAACCTAGTATGCCCTGTAAAATGTGGCAATATACGAGTAAGGGTTCGGTTAGTGGCATTAACGGTAATGTTGATATGGACATTTTCTATGGTGAAAATGTAACACCTATCCCTAAACCTGCAGAGCCCACATGTAAAATTACGATCGAGAAGATCATCTGTAAAACCGGTAGCTCTAACGATGATGTTAAGCTTTTGCAGTGGTTACTCAATAGCAAGGGCCATAACTGCGGTGATGTGGATGGTATATTTGGATCTAAAACTAAGGCAGCAGTCCTTAATTATCAAAGGGATCATATTGAATGTGGCATTCCGGATGGTGTTTGTGGACCAAAAACTTGGACAAGTTTGTTAAGCTAACTGTGTTTTTATTTTTTCTAGCATGATATAATGAGTATATAAATTAAAGATAGGAGAATATATGAAGATGCTGCTTACAGTGGATACTACAAGCTTTATTCCATGGACAATATCTATAGTGTCAGTTCTCATCACCATTTATTCGCTTATTAAAGCTAATGCGAAAGATGATAAGAATGAGGCTAGAGCCGGTGCGATTGATGCTACTACGGTTATTGTTAAACTCGAGAACATACAACAATCGGTAAACCGGACCACCGATATGGTGAGCGCAATTCAGAATGAAATTAAATCTCTTGATCATAGAGTAACAGTAATTGAAACCAAGATGGAGGACGATTAAAATGGATGATAAAATCAACGTTAATTACGTCCTTGATTCCCAGGGAGCAAGATTAGAGCGAACCAATAAAAGACTTTTTATTTTGTCGGTAATTTTAATAATTGCTTTTTTTGTAAGTAACGGTTTATGGGTTTGTTACGAATTGCAATTTGTTGATGAGATTGAAGTAGAACAAGAAGTTGAAACCGGACAAGGTGATGCATACGTAAGTGGAGTGGGAGATATAAATGCCGAAGGTAAGACAAAAGGTAACTAAAAGAAGAGTTCGTAAGACCGGTGGTAATAGTGGGTACCGAAAATGCAACATGTGTCATGGTACCGGGAGAGTTAAGGTTAAAAAATGATTGAATATACAAATAGCCAAATCAGCCGGATAATTGACGAACACATTCATTCTCAAAAGCATAGAGATATTCTTAAATCAAGATATATCGATGGTTTGACATATGAAAAGCTAAGTGAAACGTATGATCTATCGGTTAAGCAAGTTCGTAATATAATCTGTAAGTACGAAAAAGTGTTATTTAAATACGTTTAGGGCATAAAATTTCCATATTCTTACCTCAAAGGTACCTAATTAATTCATTTTAGTTAGGTACCTTTTTATTTACAATTAATTTGTGTGGAGGTGAAGAATATGTTTATTCATCGTAATCCAAATCCCAGCGGATCCTACGTTGGTGATTGCGTAGTTAGAGCAATTTCTATCGCAATGCAAAAATCATGGTATGAGGTATATGTGGACCTTTGTTTACAAGGTCTTTTAATGTACGACATGCCATCTTCAAACCGAGTCTGGAATGAATACCTTAAAACAGAAGGATATAAACGATATATAATACCGAGTGATTGTCCGGGATGCTATACCGTCAAAGATTTTTGTGGTGAGCATTTTAAGGGCACTTATATACTTGGGACTGGAACACATGTAATCGCTGTCAAAAATGGCCGCTATTTTGACACTTGGGACAGCGGCGATGAAGCACCGATTTGGTATTGGACAAAGGAGGAAGAATAAAAAATGGCTTATCCACAGTACAACCCTTATTACGCACAAAATCAATTTTATCAACAGGCCCAGCAAGCTGCACCCGCTCCCAACATACAAGCTCAACAGATTCAAAACAGTGGAATCATCATGAGTATATCGAGTGAAGCGGAAGCTAGAAGTTATCCGATTGGGCTTGGTAATAGTGTTACTTTTAAAGATGAGAATGCACCATATATTTACACTAAGACCATGGGGTTTTCTCAGCTTGACAGACCTATATTTGAAAAATATCGGCTCGTTAAAGAGGAAAACAGCCCCGTAGAGGAGTCTAAAGAACCTCAGACGGACAATTTAGCACTCGATGAGATTAAAGGTCAAATTGAAGCGATTCAGAGTGATATTGAGGACATTAAAAAGAAGATAGCACCTAAGACTGTCAAAAAGATTATGAAAGAAATCGAGGTGGATGACGATGATACCGAATACCATATTACAAGCGATAGGATTAATAAATCCTAAGATGAATATACAAAACATGCAAGGTATTAGTACGCCGGATGAGATGGCTCAATACTTGCTTAATTCAGGTATGGTTAACCAAAATCAAGTAAATCAGGCAAGGCAAATGTGGAACAAGCCTGATATCCGTCAAATGGTTGCTAATAAATTTAAGTTTTAAATATTAAGAGCGCCTTAATATATACGGACTATTCGTCGCGAGAGTAGTTCCTAACCTAAAAAAATTATAGGAGGTAAAACTATGGCTTTAACAGATGAAAGCAACGGCATGGTAATGCCCGTCGCACCTATGTATGGTGGCGGCAATGGTGGCTTTGGTAATGGCGGCTTTGGTGGTGACTGGGGATGGATCGTCCTTCTTCTCTTACTTGCCGGAGGCGGCTGGGGTAACGGATTCGGAGGAGGATTCGGCGGTAACGCACAGCTCGGTTACGATTTCCCTTGGGTTCTTACCGGACAGCAGAACATTAACACCAATACCAATAACGGCTTCAGAGACCAGATGATTAACGATAACGTTACATCTGTAAGAGACGCTTTGGCTGCCCTTTCTACACAGCTTTGCGGATGCTGCGGAGATATCCAGATGTCACTTGCTAATGGCTTTGCAGGCGTAGAGCAGGGTGCTAATGCAAGACAGATGGCTAACATGAACCAGAACTTCGCATTGCAGACCGCTATGAGCCAGGGCTTCAATTCTCTTGGTACTCAGCTCGGTAACTGTTGCTGCGAGAACCGTCTTGGCATCGCTAATCTTGGTGCAGATATCGCTCGTGAGGCATGTGCTACACGTACAAACGATACTCAGAACACCCAGAGCATTCTCAATGTTATCAATGGCGGCATTCAGTCCATTAAGGACCAGCTTTGCCAGGACAAGATCGATGCTAAGAACGATGAGATTTCTCAGCTTCGTCAGGAAGTTCTTTATGCAAGAGGACAGGCTTCCCAGGTTGCTCAGAATTCCACAATTATCGATGGTATCTATAACAGATTGAACCAGTGTCCCGTTGGCACCGTTCCTGTTTATGGAGAACAGCCCATCTTTACATGTCCCAACAACCTTAATTCCGGTTGTGGATGCGGATGTGGTAACTTCTAAGGAGGTGAAACTATGGCAGAATATTTAACAAGGGACCAGGTCGAAAGCGTCGCGCTTAATCAGGCTATTCCATTTATTGATTCTATTCGGTGCAATAAGGGATACATATTCCATCAAAACGGCACAGGAATTTTTGTTCTGCGTGGCATAGTTAACAATCCTAATTCATGCTTTGCAAGATATGAAGTTGAGTTTACAGGCAATATTGCAATTCCCGAGGGCGGTGATGTTACTCCGATAGCAACAGCAATCGTGGTTTCAGGAGAAGAGCGTGTCGGCAGTAGAAGTATCTTTACTCCTGCAGCTGTAGACGAATACGGCAATGTGACATCAAGAGCCACGGTGGACGTCCCTCGCGGATGTTGCTTTACAGTGGCTGTGGAATATGTCAACGGAAATGTAGACGATCCTGCAACGGTACCCACTCCATTAATCAACGTGATTGATGGTAGCTTGAGTATCACCAGAGTAGCATGAGGAAGGAGGTATACACATGCATAAGATGGAAGAATTAAAAGAGATGCTTTGTGAGGAACTTGAAAAAATCACAAAGAAAGGCGAGTTATCGGCCGGAAGTCTTGATGTAGTTGATAAACTTACTCATTCTATTAAGTCCATTGATACCATTATGGCCATGGAAGATGCCGGTTACTCTAATGAGTCCGGGTATTCATACGCAAGAGGCGACGGTAGAGGTCGTGGTAGAAATGCAAGACGCGATTCCATGGGTCGTTATTCGAACAATAGAGACGGCTCATATGATGATATGTCATATAGAAATGACAATCGCGACTACAGCCGTAAGGATGCCAAAGAAGAGCTTGCGATGGATTTAAGGGAACTTAAGAGAGATGCGAAGGATCCGGAAACGGCTCAGATGATTAATCGTTGGATTAAGCAGCTCGAACAGGATTAAGATATGTTTACGGAAGCGGAGTTACTTGATGCGGTAGACCAGATTAAATCTGGCAAACATACAATTCAAAACTGTGAAAAATTAGCGGCCATATTTACAGTGCTAGATCATTTATATGGAGAAAAACCTTCTATGATAGACGTTGGATATTCAAATGACAGTAAGATTGAATCCGAAGTAGGATTATATGGCGATTCTAATTTTTTACGAGGCATCGCCGGAAAACCCGCCGAAGACGCATGGCTCCTCATGGATGAGCTAATCGAAGCAGTAAGCGTATTAAATCCAAGGCTAACTGATAACTTTTTTGAAAAACTGAATAACTTAAAATAAAAGGGTCCCCTTAAGTGGGGACTCCTTTTTATAATCCAAAATCTTTTAATCGCTTTTTAGCAAGATCTATATACCATTGTTTGTTAAGCTTTGTCGGAATCGGAGCATCGTTTACATCATCGTTAAATATAAAGCAGCTATCGGGAGTATTGCCAAATTTAGCCGGATTATTTCCGGACCGGCATTTAAGAATTTTACCATCCGATGCGTCTCGGGAAGCAAACACGCGGTAACACTTATAATCATATTTTATACCGTTGTGCTCCACATATTCATACTTAGTCGATAATTTGACTATTTTTTGAAACATTATTAAATCTTTACACTCATTAATAGTGGTTTCAACCGGGATTTTATTTACCATGTAATCTACTAAAGCTTGATTTATTATCGGTAAGTCAAAATCAAGTGGTCCAAGCTCTTTTACATACGCGCCGATTCGCTCCACTCCACCGTCTAAATCAATCCATAAGTAGTTGTTTACATCCTTTTGATATATTTCTGCTATCTGGTCCGTTGCAAGCCCAATTGAGCATTTTTCGGTACTCATTCGGCATTCCCAATCGTAACAAATATCGTCCATCATATCAAAAGCTTCATCTGTATCCGGAAGCTGTATTATAAGACCATCCGTGTTAGATTGAGCTAAATTAAATCCGGGTATTATTTCAAGATGTTCAATCAAATCTAGCAGCATTAACTGACCGTTAATACACATGATGTTATTATTGCGAGGATCATATGCTGGATTAGCTTTGTCTTTCATAGCTCCGGAAAGCGCGTTTAACATTTTTTTATACGGTAATTGTGCCTTTTTGAATGCTTTTGACTGTTCTTTGGTTTTAGCATTCATTTGTTTTTCTTTTAATTGCTTTCGCGTTTTGTATACAAGATCATAATTGTTATTTCTTGCGGATCTTGTAACCATTCCGTGTGCTAGTAAAAAGGATGGATAATAGTTGTTTACATCAACATGATATAGACCGCCAACAAGATGGATGGGTTCTTTAGGTGCACCGTGGCATCCGCCAAAACCAAATGTATGTGGAACACCGGCCACATCAATTGTAAGTGATTTTGACTTGTACCATTCCTGTTTGGTTTTTTCGTCCGCTTGATTTAAGTTAAGTTCTTTAGCCTCTCTCGCACACTCGTTGAACCAATCGACAACTTCCTTATATTTGGTTACATTTACACATGGCAGTACATAGAAGTCGAACTCATCATTATAATCGTGCCTTTCGCATCCAAGTACTTTAGCTGTAATTCGTGCTTCAGAATCACCTATATTTGATATATTTACCTGGTTTGGAAATGCTTTAATGATGTCAAATATAGCGTTGAATTCGTCAATGGTGCACATGAAGTTATCTATGGTTTCATGTACATCTGTCCGGCAATATTTAATGGTTTCTTCGATTTCTTCTTTTGTGAGTCTTCTATCAATGTTAAAGGGTACCGAAGTCTCTTTGATGTTGTGACCTTTGTACCCTTCCAGAACTTTTAATGACTTCATGTCGTTTGGCATAAGATCGTAATTTATCATTTTACTATTCCGAAATACATCACTTATTTGCCAACCTTCCATGTGCTTAATAATGATTTTATCGTTGATTTCTTTTGGATTAAGCCCAAATATGATGCCTAAAACAATGTATTTATCATAGTGCTTGTTATTATAACCCACCCATATATTTTTGATGTTATCGCAATAGAGCTTGTATAATAAATGGGTATCATTGACTATAACATGCTCTTGCCTTGTGTCGGTGTCAATAAATACACCAAGCCAGTCATATTTGAACACTTCTAAGTCGTAAAAAATCATTTTTGCTCCTTATCGGACTTATTGATCCATATCCATAATATTAGCATTATTACACCAATTAATCCAATTCCAATAATTCTTGCGTAATCTGCATCTCGTTCAAAGCTAAAAATGCCTTCTAAAAAATTTTGTAACACTCTTTTTGTCCCCCTTTATCCATTTATTATATGCTGCAACAAATGCCTCCTTGGGAATGATGGCCGTAACATGTCCGGTACAATCATTTTCACCATTTACCTTAATAATTTGACCGAGTATTAACTCATTGTCGGTAACCTCATAGATGGGATCTCCTATATTCATATTTTTACCTCCTAAATTTTTAGTGATTCCCAGAAGAAGGATTTGAACCTCCTGTCTCCGTGATGACGGTGTTTTAACCGGATCTAAACTATCTGAGAACGAAGCATAAATGAAAGGAACTGAACATCACGAAAGCGGCTGGGCTCTCGTGATACCTTGGATGAGGAGTCGAACCTCATTCTGCCGCCGGAGTTCTCTCAATGTTTGAACTATACAGTCGCCCGCGGAGTGCACCCTTACACTTCCAAGATACAACAATTTGTTATGGGGGATCAATGTCCACTAAGAAGTGGATACAGCAGGTGAGGATTTGCACCTCACATGGCAACACTTCAATCCAACAGCGATGAATTTCACATCCAAATTTTACATGGCTATACATATGGGGTTTACCTTAACTTATTAAGCGACTACCTATTTCGCCACTGCTGTACACATCCGACAGGATGTCAACTAATCTGTACAGTCGAATGAGATGGACACTCGACTGCTATCTCGGGTAAGGATTTGCACCTTACAACATGGACTTTTTACGAAAATTGCCTCTTATACGTCTATAAAAGGTTTCTCAACCACACCCTTATAGTGGGCGCATCTACCTATTTCGCTACCGAGATACCATTACTGTGCTGTGTTATTTATCAAAAACCTCTTTTATAGTTATAGGGTTAAATCCATCGGGATCGTACTCAACCTCTACCTCAATCTGAGGGCAAATGTCCTGATATATATCAAGAACTTCGTCGGCAAACTGGCTGTAACTCTTAAATTCAACCGTGTCGCCTTCGTCCAGAAGCTTTTCAATCCAAGCGATTACACCCTTAATGGCAACTCCGTCGTTCCATCTGTCTGAAACCTTGTTCCCGGCAATCTTGCGGTTAAAGAAAATCTTGCGCTTGTTCTGCTGTTTAGGTGCATCAATGGTTTCGGTGATTCCCATTTGTACGGCAAATATTAAACCATCCTGTTTCTTGGTTTCCTTAACCTCCATCTTATCAATAACACACCTATAAATTCCTTTAGGAACATCGTCAAACTCTCCTGCAGCATCCATCTGCTTTTTAAGCTCGTTGTTATCGATCATCTGATCAAATTTGTTAAAATCTACTGACATTTTATTGTCCTCCTTTTATCTTGGTTTTCTTGTTCTTCTTTTGGTTTCTTCAACTGTGCGATGCGGCACCGGATTCAATGCGGGTGCTTCGGGTGCATTTATCTCTTCAAATGGTACCTCTTCACCGGTTGCATCTTTGAATGTCTCGTTGACGTAGTCGGCCATCTTTTGATTATTCTCAGCCACTACTTCATCATGAGTCCTTCTACTTCTTCTTACAGGTCTATCAGGTTCTTCGTTTCCCTTATCTCCTGCCGCATTATCTTCCGAAACATTAGGTTTACTGGCCTCCTCCTTTTGAGGTTCAACCGTATGGGATCCACCTCTACGTCTACGAGGCTCGGGTTTTTCAACGCTTCCAGCTTTCTCCTCATCAAGCTTTGCAATTTCAGCGTCACTCTTGGCTCCGTCGAGCTCGTAGTAATTCCTTATCTTTGCATCCACATAAGCCAGGTCATTATCAATACTAAAGGATTCAAACATACCAAGAGGTGATTTTACGGTATCCTTGCCGTTGTTCTGGGTAAAAAAGTAATATTTACCTTCACTTACTCCGGTCTTAAGTACTATGGTAAAAAGTCCTTCGACCGTGATTTTCTCACGAAGCAGCTTACCAATAAGTTTTACTGTGGTAATGCCGTTATCCAACGTCTCGCAATGTGTAAGATAATACACACATACATCTTTAGGAAGGTTGTTACAAATATCGATGATCTTAAAATAATTCGAACCAAAATCATTATATTTATCCCATCCGGTTTCCTTGATTCGATCCATATAAGGAATGGCCAAGATGTATTGAAAATCGTCAACCACAATGGTTTTTACTCCGCACTCGGTTGCCCTTTTCATGAATTCACAAATCTTATCGGCATCCGTCTCACCGTTCATTGTGGTAAATTTACCTGCTCCTCTAAATGGTAATGGTTTACCTACCGGATTAACGATCGCGGTTGTGTTTGGATCGCAATTTCGAATGGATGTGGATTTACCGGTACCACTCTCACCCATTATTAATATTTTTTCTGCCATATCTTACCTCCTATTTATCTGCAGTTCTATGGATCACTTTCCTTAACATATCAGTTAAGGACATCCGCTGCAATTTTTGAGCTTCCTTATACTTGGCCTTACGGTGAAAATCCGTAAAATCAACATTCTTATGGTATCCACGATGGGATCTTTCCATATGCTTTAATGCTCCTGCCATATCTTACCTCCTAATATTTTACTTCAAAACTTGCCGGCACCTCTTCGATTGAACATGCTTCTACAACTTCTCCGGTCTCGGTATCGATTACGTCGTCACCCTGTACGATAAGGTTCTTTTTGTATTCTCCCCACTTAAGTGCTTGTTTTGTCTCAACATACTCCGTCTCGCTCAACCATTCAATAAGTTTCTCATCGTCATGGTTAATCTTAACGGAAGGTTTCTTATAAACAAGTTTTCCGGTAAGAAGCTGATATGTTTCTTGAGTTTTAGTTTCCTTGTGCGGTACCGTGTTGAAATATTCTGCAAGTAATCCTTTAAGATACCCGGTCTCGTTGCTGCATTTGGCTTCGAGTGCTTCAATCTGCAGGTTTAGGTCTTGGATTTTCTCTTTCGCAATATCAATTAAGCGGTCGCGTTCTTCTTCTTTTTCCTTGATTTGTTCAAGAGCCCAGTCAGCTTTTTTGTCATTATCAATGACAAATTTTTCTTCATTAAGTTGTTCCATATTGTTTACCTCCTATGGTTCTTATTATAATATTTTTTTATAAATTTGTAAATAGTTTTTTATGCTATTTATTAAGCTTTTCAAACCATTTTCTCTGTAGCATGATATTTTCTCGGTACCAATGCTCGCTTAATGGTGTTTTTTTCTCGACAAAGGCTTGAAAGTGTACTAAATCATCCGGATATAAAAGAACTCCTATTCCACCTGCTTCTCGAATCTTTGAAAGATTTATGATCTGTAACATAGTAGGTCTCCCCACATCGGTTTTAAGTTCGATTCCATAGAATGTGCCGTTAATACAGGCGAGGATGTCCGGGACCCCTTCCTTGGTAAATTTGGGACCCGCCCAGTATTTAATAAACCAGGTATTTATGGATTCAAGATATTTTTCTACTTTATGTTTAAATTGAGTTTCTGTCATCTTGCTTCTCCTTTGTGTAAATAATATAACCCGATAATGCTCATTGAAAATGCGAATATAATAACTCCGGTGGCTATGATGTTATTCATGACAAAATACCTCTTTAAAAGCTTTCTGCATCTTTGGAAATTGTATTGCTATCCAATCAACTATTTCCTCATTGTCCGCCCATGAGTTAACACCTAATCCACTTTCACTCAAAAACGCATGTACCATTTCGTGACGTGCAACTTTCTCAATGATTACCTCGGGCTTTTCTACTTGCATCTTGTCGTCGCTACGTCGGTCACATACTACAATTTTCTTGGATGTAAAATCCATGTAGCCGTCGCACTCTTTGAGCTTTGGGTCGTCCTCCTCGTGTAATAGCTGTATGGTGTACTCCGTGTCTAGGATTTTTACTTTATCTTTCATTTATTCGTCCTCCTAGTGACCAAAGAATAGTAAAAACTTGAATGTGCTCTTCATTGTCTTGTTTACTCTAAGTTCTTTGATTTTGTCGTTGTTACTGATGTACGTTTCTATCTCGGACTCTACAAGCTTATCGCTCTTAAGGTCGGGATATAATGAAATGAGGCTGATTGTGTCGGTGTCCGGCGAAACGCTTATCATTATGTCTTTTTCATATTGCATATAGTTCTGTACTGCGTTTTCCAGCTTCTTCTCAACTTCTGCATTTTCCTCGGTATATATCTGAATCATTTCGTCTGTTCTATATGTCACATCAACTAAACAACCTACAATAACGATGAGTGCTACTCCAGCAATAAATGCTCCTACTCCTGCGAAAACTATGGCTTCTTCTTCCCAGTCCTTAGCAGCCTTAACTGTTATAATAACTAAGATAATAAAAATTAGTGATATCATTCTGTTATTCTCCTTCCTTGTATGGTTTTTTATGGCAAAAGTTGTAAAACTCATCAAACGTAATCCATGCTTTGGAATCTGTACCAGGCTCTATTCCGAATCGATTTTCATATTTCGTTGAAACATATATCTCGTTTTGATACTCAACTAAGTCGAAGAAAGTGTATGATTCTTGCGGATTCCATGAACCTTTAAAAAACAAAATGAGTTTTAAACCCCTTACACCCATTGTGATTCCTGTTCCTTCTTCATGGTGTTTAACTATTTCAATCAATTCGGCTTTGGTCATTTTAAATACCCCTCCCAATCTTTGTAATGCAGTTTGAGCAATATCACAATTGTTTTTAATGCCTCATGTGGGGTAATCGCTCTCCAAAACCACCAACTCCACCAACACTTCATTATTGCTTTCAGTAGGTCTTTATCTTTCATTTACTCGCCCCTTCCATTGTTCAAGCATCTTGTTAAAATTAAAAGCATTAAACATAATCGTTGCCGCTCCTGGTTCAACATCGCACCAATCTAAAAACATACACTTGCTATGGTCACAACCTACACAACATGCTTTACCTCGGTGCTTACTATTTTCTGGTCTTAGAGTATCAAGATATTTCACAAGTGTTTTCTGATATTCTTCTTCATTCAGCATTGTTTTCACCTTTCCTTCCTGTTCCATAAGGACTATTAAACCACTCAGGATCAATGCACATAACTTTATCAAGCGTTACTTGACCAAAGAATGCACACATAACATCTTTGTTTGTAGGATTTTCAGGGATGATTCTGCATTTCTCTGCTGCTTCTTTTATTTCATGGCAGGTCGCTTCATCTATAAATCCGCTAAGAACCAGCCATCCTAAAAACATTTCTCCATTAATTATTAGATTCATCTGTTGCCTCCTTATATCGCTCTTTTCCCCAAACAGCTTTTCGACGATCAAATTCCTCTTTGGTTAATTCTGTCGCGTCATTATCGCTTAAAATGAAATATCTGTTGAGTTCTTCTCTTTCTCCGTCCGGATTGATTAAGTATGTATATTCTCTTAATTGGTAATCATCAAGAGCCGAATCGTAGTAATTACCGTAGACCTTATAACTCTTTTCCGGCGGCATGAAAGGAAGTGTCGTCGGGTGAAGTTCATCAACGAGCTTTGCAGAGTGTCCGTTGTGGCAGCCTGTGTCTTCTCCGTTGAAGAATGCTACTGTTTTGTCAACGTAGTTATAACTCACTTCTCCATTTATTACTTTTTTGAAGAGTGCAAAGCATCTTTTATTTTGATAAGTGAGTTGATTGTCTTTCCGTTCAATTACTTCCCATTCATCATCTTTGCCTTCAATCGGACTAAGCGGCAATCCTTTGACTAATCGATTTAAGATTCCGAGTGTAAACCCGATACTCATTCCGGAGTGTCCATCTTCGCATAGACTTAAGAAAGCCTTAAGTGCCGAATCATAACATCCGTCTGCGTACCTGCACAGCTCTTCATCTCCTGTTTTATCTTCCTTAACTATCTCCACTTCTCTTTTTGCCCATTCTGACATATTCATTTGTTTTCCTCCTTATTCCTCGCTTTCTGCCTTGCTTTGCTCCTTTGCAAATTCCTTAACACCGTTAGTTGTGGCTCTTATAGTTGCATCACTTATTAATTTAAGCAGCTCATCTTTTGGTATTCCACCTTTAAGCAAACCAAATGTTAATTGTTCCGTGATCATACAAAACTCTACTATTAATTCTCCGGGATCTCCGACTATAATAGTTTTTCCATCTTGATTACTAATTATCATCTATTCATTCCTCACTTTCCTGTGGCTTATGTTTGTTAATAAAGCCTCGCACAAACTGTATATCTCCCAACATATTATAGCCACTCTGTGGATCTATCTCTTCGCATCGGTCAAATATCCTGCTTAATGCTTCTTGTGTATTCTCCCAATACTGCTGTTCTTTAGTCATACTTTCTCACTTTCTGCCTTATAGCGTTTTTCAAACAGGCCATTACCGAGATTCACCATTTCATATTTTTCATCTTCTGTACCATACTTCTTTTCAATCCGTTCAAGATTATTAGCAAACTCATTCAAGGCTTGTGCAACTTCCCTTGATTCGGCAATAATCTTTTTAAGATTCATTTCTGCCGTAATTTCATATGTTGCCATCATTATCCCTCACTTTCCTGTGGCTCAGCCATCTTTATTCCGCAGTTGGGGCAATAGTGCATAGGGTATATACACTTGATTATTTCTTTACATTCCGAACATTTACAATAGTTACCATCTAGAAAAGCGTATCCATACTCCCAATATCCTATCTTTTGCTTAGGTTGAACAGGGGGTAAATTTCTAACCTTCTCTCTAACCTCTGTTAAGACATTTAAAGGATCTGTGTAAGTAGGCTCTTCCTAGGTGATTTTTTCTACCGCATCACGGCTTATAGCGTTCTCACAAGGCTCTTGCTCTAAGGCTTTGATTGCCATATTATAAGGTTCATGGTCTTTATGATAAGCAGGACTTTCTCTAAACCATTTAATTGCCTCTTCGTTTGTCATTCCGCTTCTCCTTTACCAGTCAAAACATCTAGGTGTTCAAGAATAAATTTTTCATAATCCAGGCTCGATACAACACCCTGCTCTTTCATTACAATATCAAATATCTTGTCTGTGTCATAGCCATAAAGCCAATTTCCATTCAATAACTCACAGGCAACCTTGAACGCTCTCTTATACTTCTTGTATTTGTGCGTCATTCCTTCTCTCCCTTCATATGTTTATCAATAATCTGTAATGCCCTTTTTAATCCGTTTACTCTATCACGGTCCGTGTAAAAGTCATATTCTTTATCAAGAGCTTTGATTTCTTCCACTGCAGCATTCATCGATTTTTCGGCATCAAGAGCCTTGCATACTTTTTCATAATCTTTCTTAGTGATATGACCGCATATGGCCATATACTTAAGTTTTGCTCTTAAACTATGTGGCATTTTTAATCCTCCGCAAATTCAAATATATGGGTACCTTTACCAATTAACTGCTATATCTACGACTACATCTGATCCCACAAAGCTCCCGGTGTCACATACAATACCTTTACCCAGTGAAGTTTCTAATAATGTTCCCCGGGGATATTTATCAAGGTCTGCTGCTAACATTACATATCCGCCATATGTCTTTACACCATCCTCCCTTATCTTATAATCCATGTAAAAGCCAGCATCCTTCATTATCTTAATTACACCTTCCATTGGGAGATTGTAATAAGTCTCTTTTCCACTTGGTCCGTAGAACACCCCTAAGTCTGCTGTGAGACTTCTTGTCTGCTGTAAAGGTTTTTCTACAAGTTCATAAAGCATATACTGAGGTTCAATTTCGTAAGCCTCAATTACATGATTCTCAATTTCCATAATGGGAGAAATGCTCCGTTCAACATGCTTTACATATTCCCACTGAACGGGTTCTGGTTGATTGGCATATATCTCTTGTATAAGACATACTAACCTAAACATTAGTGCAAAGCATATCAGTAAACAAACAATAAGAAATGACACTGCATTTTCAAACCAATTATGCCTTCTAATTTTAAATATATGTAACATCGGATCTCCTTTCGGGTGCCTTAACTTTACGGCCCTGCTCATCGATTCGATATGGATATTTCACACCGGATTTATATGGTGTAATAGTTATCCCCATAATGTGCTGCCTGGTATCGAGAGCATTATCAATGGCTTCAACACAGGCATCACAAAGGCATCCGATATGGATCTCTTTTGCCTTATGCGGTATTGTTATTCTAAGATCTGATGCATGTTCGGTTTCCGTTCCACATACATCACAATACTGGTTAGTTTTTAGCATATTTATTCTCCTTCCTTTGCCATCCTAAGTGTTATAGCATATTCCCTATTGACGGATGCATTTATTATTTTCCCCTGTTTTAAAGCTTCAATATCAGCATCTGTCAATATAAAATCAGTTCTATCAAACCAATCGTGACATTCTTCTAATGTATCAAAAATGTAAATATCTTCATAATCGTTAGTATCTTTCATCCGTTATTCTCCTTCCTTGTAAGGTTTGGGTAATGGCATCCATGCTTTAATTCTGCCATCTGTCCACCAACCTTCATTGTGAAACTGGACTATTACTATCTCTAAATCTGATTCATAAACATTAATCTTATTGACAGAGCATAAAACATATTTACCCATATCGGGCAATTTTTCTGTAACAGGAATCCACTTAGGCTCATACTGTGCCTTTGCATCAGCAAAACCCTGTTCGTAGCTCATTTCTCTCTGTCCCTTTCTTCTGGGTTTTCCGTCAAAATCATCCCATATTGTGTTCATTCCTTTCCTCCTCTTTCTTAAATAAGTCATCCGTTAAATCTTTACCGGTTTTTAGCAGTTCAAGATTCCAGGTCTCAATACTGTTTTTAACCAATAAGTAATAATAGAAGCATGTATTATTTTGTCCGATTCTATGAATACGCTTTTTTGATTGTTCCCACAGATCGCAGGATCCTATGCCGAGTGGCAAGCTGTAATAAATGATTTTGTTGGCTTTTTGTAAGTTAAGACCGTAGGCTCCGGCTTGATATTGGACAAACAAAATGCCATTATCATGATTGTCAAGTACTTCCGGATGCTTAAATTGGCCATTTACTACTGATGACGGCCTTCCAAGCTCATCCGTAATCTTGCCAAGTCTATGCCATTCTTCTGTAAAGTTATAGAAGACAACCAATCGATCTTCCGTACTTTCAACAAGGTCCCGGAATGCATCAAGTTTGTCTTGGCTATACTGTCCACAGAGCTGCCGCTCATATAAGATCTTAGTTAGTGCTGTATCCCCTATGAGCTCTTTATCTTCAATTTCAAGATAATGATGCTTCTTAAAGTGCTTATACTCTATACTTGGCTCAATATAAATCATCTGTTCAATCTGGGCCGGTAGATCAATAACCTCGTTTGTCTTTTTAAATATTGCTCCAAACTTAGTCAAGCGCCTCTTAAGATGGTCAACATTTTTATAACCGAGGATTTGTTTATCCCAATATCCATCTTTATCAACCCATTTATAATCAACGTATGATTTAAAAAATGTTTCTTCATCGATACTCCAGCCGAGCAATTGTAGTTGTGACCATAATTTCTCATATTTACCTGCAGTGGGTGTACCGGAAAGAAGAATTACATTTGTCGGTTTTAAGTTAAGAATAAATTCGGATCTTTTAGCTGTTCGATTTGTTATAAGCGAGGACTCATCGAGCATGAGTGTGAAATCGCTTAATTTAAGAAGTTCTGGTCGTCGCCATACTAAGTCGTAGTTAATTACACCTAACTTTGGTGATATAAAATGTAAATTGATAAATATGTCAAAATCTTTAGGATTTGTAAGATTATAAATATCAAATTCAAATTGATAATTTTCTTTAAAGTGATTAATCCAGTCTTCAATTTTTGACTTTTGGCATATTACCAGATTGATGTTGGCACCTAAATCAACCATTTTTTCTGATCCGATATAAGTTTTGCTAACCTAAACCCATATCATAATATACAGCACATCTATTTTTATCTTTAATCAATTTTAAAGCTTCTATTTGATGCGGATATAGGTTCATTTATCATCACCTCTTTTCTTTGTAAAGTGCAAGCGGGCATGTTCTGATTGAGTCATTACCATTAAATTATTAGGATTATTATTTCTTTTATTGCCATCTATATGATGAACAATCTCACCCGGTTTTAATGGTCTACCCAAAATTTGTTCTGCAATGATTCTGTGAGTATGTCTGCCATATGTTTTTTGATAGCCTTTATTAGATCCAGTATCAACCATAGAATTATGTATTTTTTCTCTAACTTCTGGTGTCATTCTACTTGGATTTAGTTCTCTATTCATAAACTTCATATGGCATTGACGAGAACAAAAATGGTTTTTAGATCTTTTAAATTGTGAAGTGGGCATATTAACCTTTTTGCCACATTCATCACATATTATCTGTACCATTTTAATCCTCCTCGTCAAACACGGCATTCCATTCGCTCTGTGCAAGGCCGAGAACCTTTTTAAGAAGCAGCGCTTCATCTAATGTGAATGCATACTTACCCTGGAGCTTGTTATTAAGCGCCACATAAGTAATGTTCAATTTCTTTGCAAGGTTTGTAAGCGAAATTCCACTTCTATTAATAAAATCTCTTAATAGTTCCATGTTTCCCATACCGGGTACCTCCTTTTTTTATAAATATTTTACTATAAAAATTATTTTATTTCAAGATAATATCGTGCTGCATCCTTTACGACATAATGCTGTAGTGCCTCCGAAACTGTTATATTATGCTTCGTGCAATACCGATCTACATATTCTTTAAACTCCGGGCATGTGTTATATAATTCTTGCATTTTGTTTGACCTCCTTACTTGACCACCTTAAATCCATGCTTTTTCTTTTTTTGGTCATTCTTCATCCTCTTGAAATCTTATTTTTGTTACTGCTATGGGAAACTCTTCTATTTCTGATGCCCATACTGGTTTACAGCCTGATCTACTGAATACAAGTGGAAATCCACCGATACCATCAAACAGGCTTGCCATGGTAGGGTTATCTATATATTTACACATTCGTTCTGCCATCCATTGCCAAAATGGAAGTGCTATGGAATTACCAAGAGCTTTATATCGTGGTGCGTCTGAATCTCCTTTATGCTTCTTACCTTTAGAGTCTATCCAATCTCCAATATCCGTCCAATAATCAGGATAGCCCTGGAGCCGTTCACATTCGAGTGGTGTGAGCCTGCGAACAATCGCACTCGGAGAACATACCGCACCCGGTCCCATTGCGACCTGTGTGCCAACCTTTTCTTCATCCACAGCAAAATCATACTTTGCATTTATGCCCTGGTTAAAAGATGCCCGGTCAAGACCATAGGTAACAATCTTCGCTGGGTCATCCATACAATTCAAAGTTTTTGCGACATCAACAGACGGCGACATCGCATCGTGCTGCTGACCATTGCCGAAACTTATTACTGCATCTTCCATAACCATCGGCACGTTACCACCGCCGGTTCCCATTCGAGAAGATAAAGTTTGCACCATGCCATCCTCGGAAATCTTCACACGGCTGTCAGCCGGATGATTCTCTACCGCCATAACCAATCCGCCATTTGTCGGATCATGCTCCATGTTCGCTGACAATGGCTGATTGATATCCCCCACGTTATACCTTGCATCCTGGGCATGAGATTCTACCGCCACTGCGTGGCGTTCCGTGCTATTCAAGGTGTACATAATTTCGCCCTCTGCATATCCATCGCCTTGATGTGACGGACGGCTGCCATTGCCTTCTAACACAATCATTCCCCCTTGGTTGCAAGCTGGATTGCCACCATTTAAGTCAAGTGTTCTACTTGTATCGGCTTTATATATACCGCTATGCGGATTGCTTGATTTCATGGAATTACTATTAGTTGAACACATCCCATAAACTATACTTTGATTATTCAGCGTTGATAGTGCTCCCGTACGCTCATTCTGTATCAGTATTCCCTTGCCTTCTCCGGGTTTTCCGGCTCGTTCTTGGAAAGAGATTGATTGCATAACATAGGATTCACCGCCGCCACCTCTGCATTCTCCAGCATACAAGGATTCTGCAATTCCATTTTCGGGTTGGATGTGTTTTGATTGTACATCCCATCCATTAAGACATTTGCTTGCCTCATCAATGCCTGTTCTAGCATCAGTGGCAACTCCTTGCCCCTGTTCGATGCTCTCCGCAGTATCCCCTGACACGCTTTTGGACTCAAACAGTATTTCGGGTGCGGTTTGTCCTCCAAAATCTGCGACAAGAGCGATTCTCTTTCTTCGCTGGGGGCACTCCCCAAAACTGCGCATCATGTACTCGCCAAGCAATGCTCCACCCATTTCCCATGATCGCTCCTGCGCTGGGCCATTTTCCGCCCGGAGGTCCAGGAATGCTGGCATCCCCTTCTGCCACTTTGGCTGTTTCTTCAAGGACGACTTGGAAGTCGGCTCCTTTATTTGAGCTGAATGCCCCAGGAACATTCTCCCACACCATGTATCTGGGTCGAATAGGCTCATCTGTCCCTCGCAACAATATTTGTCTAACACACTCATCACGCATCTCCTTTATTATCCTTATTTGTTCCATGAATAATCCGCTTCGCTCTCCTGCAAGACCTGCCCTTTTACCTGCAATTGATAAATCTTGACAAGGACTACCACCAGTTATTATGTCAACCAGTGGTAAATTTTGGCCTTTTAGGAGAGTAATATCTCCGTAATGCTTCACTCTTATTCTTCCTCCTTATTTAATCATCTCTTTAAGAGCATATTCTATATGTTAATAATATACCTCTTATTGGTCTAAATATCAAGACTTTTTTATAAAAAAATTTTTTAACAAAAACCCCACATTTTGTGGGGCCTTTATTATTACCGTACATATACGCTATGTAACTTTCCACCCACTCGGGTTCGTTTAACATCAAACCCGATAACCGTCTTTATCTTTTTACTCATCATAATTTGAGTTGTGGGCTTTAATCCGTTATTCGCGCAATATAGTTCGTAAGCGCTATATATAGAGGAAACCGATTGATTTTCAATGGCGTCACTGGTGTATTCTTGAATAAACCCGAGAACCGAATCATTGCTCATGCGGTATGCTTCCATCTCCTCATCGGCCGCTTTGCATTCGCTAAATCCGTTTCGATTTATTACATTAAGAAGAGCCTCGACACCAATCCTTACTAAATATTCCATGCACTCGCTCTTGCATAGCTTTTCATTTATAAAAGGATCAAAGTCCGGATCCTCTTTGGTAAATACCGCATTAAATGGTATAATAACCATTCTTTTGGTTACAGCTCCGGTGGGATCCTTTATTCTGGGGATGCTATTTGCACTAAATATCAATGTAGCATATGGATAAAAATCAAATGGATCATTGTATAGAAACTTACCTCTGCAGCGGTTCCCGGTTGCCACCTGTTTAAATAGGCTTACATTCAATCCGTCCATATAGTTATCCGCAATATCATCCTTTATATTAGCCAGTTTATTGGCCAGGGACGCTATATCGAGCTCCCGCGCCAGGTTTGTAATATCGACGCTACTATAATTGTCATCACCCAGAAGTGTGTTTAACATAAATATGAATGTACTTTTTCCGTTATTCTTCTCGCCGGTTAAAATGAAGCACTTTCCAAGCTTAGTGTCTCTATAAAAACAATAACCGATGCATTCTTCTATTAAGGTCCGGATTTGTGGATCCCCGCAGCTTAATCTATTAAGGGTTTTATCAACAAGTTCGTCATACGCATCCGGGTTATAATCCCAAGGTATCATATTACTTATTACATACTCAGGCGAATGTGGCAGCAGGCGTTTTTCCGCAAGGTCGTAAACTCCGTTTTTAAATAAAATATATCTCCGGCTGGACTGTTCTTTTTGAGGGGCCTCTATGGTCAAATAATCATAAACCTCGTTTCGCTTTGCCATTGTGATGTTATTAAATAGCTTTATCATGGTATGCTTTATCAATCGGCTATTGGGATCATAAAACCCTTGCTCATTATCGTAAATACATAACTGTCCATTTGTATAGATAGTATTATGCTCATTAATAATGTACCGGGCAAAAAGATTCGTTTTAAACTTCCCATTATCGTCAAAGAACATTGCCGTATTTATCTTTTCAAATGTTTCTGGCCGTAAAATAGTCTTTAATTCATCCTCTTTTAATGGTGTACCAAGGATGTTGTTGTTTATTAAAGTAATTACTTTTTTAATTACATCCTCCTGGAATCCAAGTTTACCCAATGTGAACGCATGCTTGCTTATAGCATCGTTCCTTCCGTCGCCTTCCTTCATCCCCCAAAGATCTTGACCGGATCTTGTTGGATATAACCACTCCGGTAACTCCGGTATATCAATCACATCAAGGTATGCTTCTGTCCGGTATTCACCGTCACACTTAAGTGGTATATAAGTGCCTTTACTATGAATGTCGGCCTTAACTCCGCATGCAAGTATAACGTCGGTTCCGTCTTTAATGTGGCTTCCGTATCTCCAATAAGTATGGCCTCCGTGAGGCGAATATAATGTATAAGTAATAGTGTTGGTGCCTTCCATAATATTAAGGATGTGCTCAAACATATCTATATCATCAAAACTTACATCCACTATACCGTCAGCGCATTGGGCACCAAAGTTATCAAGGCTTTCCACTTCTTCATACTTATAGAGCTTATTGTCTGCAGGTTTCTTTCCTTCTTTGCCTTTCCGGTATCCGGCAAAGATTAGTTTTTGTATGCTTCGGTCAAACATGCCTTTTCCTCCCCGAATAACTTATTGAGTACCATTTCCTCTGCTTTTGTCACTCGTGTTTTGCCGTTGACCTTATTTCGTGCAGATAACTCACAAACACCTAACTCGTGTGCAACGTCTGTATAAGTTAGGCTGGAGTTGTTAAATTTCTCAATGTAGGACATGACTTTACCTCCTTTATACATTTATATTTTTTATTATAATATTTTTATAAATTTTTATCAATAGTTATTTTGTATCACAGTATCACAAAGTATCACTAAATTTGATATAAAAATATATTTATATTATTAACTATTTTTAATTTAGTGATATTTAGTGATACTTTGTGAACATTTAGTGATACACCTCAAAGCCCCTTATTTACTAGGTTTTTTATATATTAGTATCACTATATCACTCTTTTTCTTTAAAAAAATAAATATTTAATAATATAATAAATATATAATATATAAACATAGAAAATATATAAAATATATATTTATAGGGGAAATTTAGTGAACATTGTGATATTTAGTGAACAAACGCCGCAACCATGCGGGTTTGAGCTGTATCACTAAATTTAAAAAGAGTGATATTTAGTGATACATTTTAGTGATACTTTTCCTTTTTATAAAATTTATGCTATAATTTTTAGTACAAAGGAGGCGGATATTATGCCAAGCGGAAATCCACAAAATCTTAAATCATTAGCAGACCGAACAACCGAGGAACAACGAAGGATTGCCATAGCTGGTGGTAAAGCTTCCGGTAAGGCTCGTCGTAATAAAGCAATGCTCAAAGATTGCATCAACATTCTCATGGAAAAGAAGTTTATTGATGAAAAAACAGGTAAAAGACTTACCGGAGCTGAGCTTTTGTCGGTGGATTTATTTGAAAAAGCACTTTCAGAGATTGATACTGCTAAGAAGGCAAAGGCTTTTGAAGTCCTTCGCGATTCATCTGGTCAAAAACCTATCGAAAAGGTTGTTATTTCCGAAGTGGATCAGAGCGTAATTGATGAAGTAGAGGCGATGATGAACGATGACGAGGAGTGAAGCAGTCACTTTTCTAAAGACTAAGCCTTATAAGTTTGGTAGGCTTCTGGGTTTTACTAAACTTACTAAGCTTCATAATGGCTGGATGATTAAAATGCTTAAGTCAAAAAAGGACGAGACATTACAAGCGCATCGTGGATCCTATAAAACTACTTGCGTTTCTATTATCTTGGCCTTAATTATGATTTTATTGCCGAATAAAAGAACGCTGTTCCTCAGAAAAACGGATGATGATGTAAAAGAAATTGTTAGGCAGGTTAGAAATATTTTACTTGATCCTCATACACAAGTATTTGTAGAGGCCATTTACGGTGTGCAATTGAAACTTACCGTCGACAATGCCACGGAGTTAAGTACAAATTTAACGACGGATATAAAAGGTACCTCACAACTTGTGGCATTTGGTATTGGTGACTCCATTACCGGTAAGCATTTCGATTTCATATTTACGGATGATATTGTTAACCTTAAGGACCGTACAAGTAAGGCAGAGCGTGATAGAACTAAATCTATTTATCAAGAGCTCCAGAATATTAAGAACCGCGGTGGCCGTATTTTTAACACCGGGACACCATGGCATAAGGATGATGCTTTTTCACTTATGCCGGATGCCGAGAAGTGGGACTATAAGCAAACGGGCTTAATTGATGACAAAGAGTTAAAAACAATTAAGGACTCAATGACTAATTCCCTCTTTGCTGCAAACTATGAGCTCCGACATATTGCCGAGGATGATATATTATTTTGGGATCCTAAAACCGGTGGCGATTCTGCTATGGTTTATCAAGGTGATGCTCATATTGATGCGGCTTATGATGGCGAGGACTATACGGCATTTACAATTGTCAATAAGAAATCCGGTATATACTATGTGCTTGGAAAGTGCTGGAGAAAGCATGTTGATGATGTAGAGGATAAGTGCGTTCAATTATATAAAGACTATAATTGCGGAAAGTTGTATAATGAAACTAATGGAGATAAAGGCTACTTGAATAAAGACCTTAAATCTAAAGGTGTTAGGTCTGTCCCTTATCATGAGGACATGAATAAATATCTTAAGATTTCGACATACCTTAAAAATGTATGGCCGAATGTGGTCTTTGTTGAAGGTACCGATGAAGAGTATATAAACCAAATTTGCGATTATAATGAGGATGCTGAGCACGACGATTGCCCTGATTCCTTATCCTCGTTAATTCGCAAGAATTGGTTAAAAAAGGAGCGAACGGACGAAGAACTGGCCGGATGTATGTTCTTATAAGGAGGATAAACAATGAAAACCTATCAGGATTTACTCAAAGTTGTTAAAGATGACAAACAACTAAAAGATTTTATCATCTCGGCCATTAACGAGTATAAGTCTAGTGACTTATATAGATGGGCCGTAGAAGGTGAAGCTTATTCTAAGCAGGAAAATACCACTATTATGCGGTACCGGAAGTTACTTTATACGATAAGCGGTAAAGCGGTACAAGATAATTTTAGCGCGCAGCATAAGTTAGCGAGCAATTTTTATGACCGATTTAATGTCCAGGAGAATCAGTACCTACTTGGTAACGGTGTTAATTTTAAAAAAGATGATACTAAGGATAAATTGGGTACCAAGACAAAGGCATTTGATACCCGAATGCAAAAGCTCGGCAAAAAGGCACTTACTCATCGTGTGGCTTATGGTTTTTGGAACTTGGACCATATTGATATATTTGAGGCGCTTGAGTATTTACCTCTCTATGATGAAGAAGACGGATCCATGAAGGCTGGCATAAGATTTTGGCAGATTGACGATAATAAACCGTTACGCGCTACATTGTATGAAATGGACGGATATACCGAATATATCAAGCGCAAAGAAGATAATAAGCTTACGATTTATAAGCCTAAGAGAGCTTATATTCTTAAGACAAGAACAACGGATGCCGATGGCACCGAGATATATGATGCTGAGAATTATCCGGGATTCCCTGTGGTTCCTTTATGGGGTAATCAGGATCATGTTTCTAAAATTAAAGCATGGCAGTCTAAAATTGACTGTTATGATTTGATTGAGTCCGGGTTTGCCAATGACGTGGACGATGCTTCGTTGATTTATTGGATTGTTCAGAATGCTGGAGGCATGGACGATGTTGATTTAGCCCAGTTTATTCAGAAATTAAAAACGGTACATGCGGCGAATGTTGACGGTGAGCATGTAAATGTAGAGGCTCATACGGTTGACGTTCCCGTTACGGCAAGGGAAACCTATTTGACAAGACTTGAAAAGGATCTTATTAAGGATGCAATGGCCCTTGATACCGAGGCAATCGCTAATGGTAATATTGTGGCTACAGCAATTCGGGCATCTTATGAGCCTTTGAATGAAAAAACGGATGATTTCGAATATTGTGTGATCGAGTTTATTCAGGAGATTTTGGCTCTTGCAGGAATCGAGGACAATCCTACGTTTAAACGGTCCATGATTGTCAACCAGTCCGAAGAGACCACCATGGTTCTTTCTGCAGCACAGTACCTTGATGCTAAAACCGTACTTAAAAAGCTTCCTTTTATTAGCCCCGACGAGATTGATGGTATTATGGACAATCTTACCCGGGAAGAGGCCGGTCGGTTTGATGATTCGGTGGATGATGTGGATAATTCGGTGGATAACTTAGACGAGGAAAATAATTAATGGTAAAAGATAAGGCCCGTAAGTGGACAGATAAGCATTTATCGCAAATGGAGAAAAAGGTCAATAAGATTTATTCAAGTGCTTATGGCGATATATCAAGCACTTGGAATAAATTTATGATTTCTCATGCTCCTAAACTCGACAAAGCCTTCCAGGATTTACAAGAAGCGATTAAGTCCGGAGATAAAGAAGCCATAAGTACAGCCAAAATAACGTATGAACGAACTGCGAAAAATATTACAGTAAATAATAAGCGGTATCAGGGTATGGTTGATGAGACTGCGGCTAAGTTATCTCATACAAATGAAGTGGCTCTTAATTATGTCAATAGCAAAATGCCTAAGATATATACCGTAAATTATAATGCCTTTAAGGATCAGAAGATTAAGGGTTATAGTTTCTCGCTTGTAAATGAAAGAGCCGTTAAGGAGTTGGCTACTAAAGATAAGAGCTTCTTACCGAAAAAGAAGGTTAATATTCCGAAGGACATGCGATGGAATGAAAAGAATATTAACAGTCAAGTACTCCAAGGCATATTACAAGGCGAGTCAATTCCGGATATATCAAAAAGATTGATGTCGGTTACAGATATGAATAGAGCCTCCGCAGTTCGTAATGCTCGGACGATGACTACTGCTGCCGAGAATAAAGGCCGAAATGATAGTTATAAAAAGGCTACTGAAGATGGTGTAATTTTAAAGCGTATTTGGGTTGCAACGTTGGATGAACGGACAAGAGCATGGCATGCCGACCTTGACGGAGTTGAAGTGGATGTAGATGAACCATGGGACAATGAATATGGTGAGATTTCATATCCTGGGGATCCTTCTGCAGACCCTGCTAATGTTTATAACTGCCGGTGCGCTATGCGTGTAGACGTGAAAGGATTTGAATGGAATGAGTGAGTTACAGGTTACTTCCCATGTCAATGAAGTTCAGGATGAATTAAAAAGACGGATTTCTGTTATTTCAGAGGCTGTCGGACTCCAAGCCGAAGGCTATGCTATTAAAGAAATTACCGATATGGGAGCCGTGGATACAGGCCGATTGCGTAACAGCATCACGTTTGTTACCGAGAGTGCGCAAGGCTCTCCGAATACTCAATCTGGGGCAAAGGCAAAAACCGAGGATTATGCTCCGCATGGAGTACCTGCCATGGGTGAAGTTTATATTGGTACTAATGTGGAATATGCTCAATATATCGAATTGGGAGCACGTGGCAGAGCACCAAGACCTTTTTTGAAGAATGCCATTCTTAAGTCAGAGTACAAAGAAAAATACAGCCAAATATACACCGAGGGCCTTAAAGGATAAGGCCCTCTTTTTTGTGCTATTCAGTTGTTTTTTCGTCTATGGCTTCTTCGGCCTCCTTTGTGGTACTGTATGGTCCAAGCCTTTCGCCCTTTGGTGTATATACCAGGTATCCGTAGTCTGTCTCTACTATTCGGTGTCCTTTGTATTGATACATGTTTATTACCTCCTTACATGATAATAATAGCTCTTTTTTATCTATTTGTAAAGACTTTTTTATAAAAATTATTTTATATATGCTTTTCAAAAAATATATTTTATAATGTAGGTGTAAAAATCTAATGTACACAGAAACGTACACCGAAGAAAAGGAGATCATAATATGGCACTTTCAAGAAAATTTTTATCAGCTCTGGGGATTGAAGCTGAGAAAATCGATGAGATTATTGATGCTCATGTTGAGACAGTTAACGGTTTAAAGGATGATATTGCTAAGTATAAGGAAGATGCTGAGAAGCTTCCCGGTGTCCAGAAGGAACTGGAAGATTTGAAGAAGCAGGTAGGCGACAATGGCGATAAGGATCCTTATAAGGTTAAGTACGAAGCCTTAAAAGAGGATTTCGATACTTACAAGAAAACGGTTGAGACTGAGAAGTCCAATAACAGTAAGATGGCAGCTTATAAGGCATTACTTAAGGAGGTCGGTATTTCCGAAAAGCGCATTGACGCGGTTGCAAGGCTTGTTGAACTTGATAAAATCAAGATTGATAAGGATGGCAAGATCGAAGGTTCCGACGAACTTAAGAAGTCGTTGACCGAAGAGTGGTCCGACTTTATTGTTAAGGACGGTAAAGAGGGTGCCGGGACATCTACACCACCTGAGAATAATGGTGGCGGAAAAACTAAAGAAGAGATAATGAAAATTAAGGACACCCAGGAAAGACAGAAGGCCTGGGGAGAATTCATTCGAAATGGAGGAAAATGATCATGGCAGCAGCAAACGTTGAAACTTTAACCACTCCTCGTGATAGCTTACCTAACAGCTATGTAGATGTTACCGCGAGAGAAATTGATTTCGTCACAAGATTTGGTCAGAACTGGGAGGCTCTTCGTGAGATTCTTGGTATTATGAGACCTGTTAAGAAGGAGGCTGGAACTAAGCTTGTTTCTTATACCGCAAAGGTTGATCTTGAAGACGGTGATGTACCTGCAGGTGCAATAATCCCTTATTCAAAGGCAACCGTTCAGCAGGCTGGTTATGCAGATCTTAAGTTACAGAAATATGCAAAGGCTGTTCCTGTTGAGGATGTTGACAAGTACGGTGCAGAAGTTGCGGTTGAAAAGACCGACGATGCATTCCTTAATGAGCTACAGACTGTAGTTATGGATGATTTCTATGACGAGTTGACCGGTGATGAATCAGCTATGGGCGAGTCTTATGCTACATTCCAGATGGCAGTAGCAATGGCAATCGGCATGGTTCAGGATAAGTTCAAGAAGATGCATAAGAACGTAACCAGCACAGTTGTATTCGTAAACACCCTTGATGTTTACGAGTATCTTGGTGGTGCAGAACTTAGCATCCAGAATCTGTTCGGTATCCAGTATATTAAGAACTTCCTCGGTGCGGACACAATTATCCTTTCCTCGGAGATTGACCAGGGCAAGGTTATTGCAGTTCCTTCCGACAACTTGGTTCTCTACTATGTGGATCCTTCAACCGAGTTCGCAAAACTTGGCCTTGTTTACACCACAGACGGTGAGACAAACCTTATCGGATTCCATGCACAGGGCAACTACGGCACAGCCGTTGGTGAGTCATTCGCTCTCATGGGCATGAAACTTTGGTTTGAGTATGCTGATGGCGTTGCTATTAACACTATCGATGCAAACCCTTAACGAGTCTCACGGTAGAGTCGGAAGCCGATGAGACAACGTTCCCATGGACCGACAAAACACCTGGTGATTTCCAGGATGATGTAACAGTATCTGGTAACAAGGTAACCGGTACTCTTAAGTTCATCGAAGGCGGTCTTTCTCCCACTGGACCTTTAAGTGGTGATGGACATTTCTTGGCACTTAAGTGGAGTGATCCTGAAGAAGGTGTAACAAGTCTTCTTGTAGGATTACAGCCTAGTGAAGGCACTGGTCTTGTTGAAGCAATCGATGATACAGACAGAAATGGTGTATTTAAGATTGATAATAAGAATCAGAAACTTATCTTGTGGCAGAAGAGTGAGACCAAATCAAATAAACAGGTATTTGATCTTACTGGATTAACACTTGAAGACATAGGAGTGTAAAACATGTTTAAAGCATTAACAACTTTTACAGATCTTCAGGATAATAACTATAAGTACCAGGCGGGGGATATTTTCCCCCGCGAAGGTCTTGAGGTATCTGATGAACGACTTACAGAGCTTTTAAGCGATAAAAATCGCAGGCATAAACCTGTTATTGAGGAGATTGTCGAAGAGCAGACGGTAACGGAGGAACCTATTGTTGAAGAGGTAGAGGAAGATGCTGTTATTGAAGAGCAGCATGAAGATGATCCCGCCCCTAAGAGAAGAGGTAGAAAGAAAGCAGATGCTGAGTGAACTTTGCCAGGAAATTAAAAATTGGTTTGATCGTGGACAGCCCCGGATACACGGAGCCTTTGAAATACAAGATGGAAAAATCATTGATTCTGACTTTACTGATAAGATTAAAAAGAATCAATATTTTCGTATTATTGGCTCTGTGTTTAACGATGGAGTGCATAAGTACACCGAAGAACTTAATCTTGAAGATGAATTATTTGTCGGATCTATTTGGTTAATGGCCGTACCAAAGGAAGTGATTTCTTTGGCTGATGAGATACAGGTATGGGTGGCCAAATATGGCGAGTCAGTTAATTCACCTTATCAAAGCGAGTCATTTGGCGGATATTCGTATTCTAAAGCAAGCGGTGGTTCGTCCGGAGCAAGTGGACCGTCTTGGCAGTCAACATTTGCTAATCAACTTAATAAGTGGAGGAAGATATGAGCCTATTATCGGAAGCAATGGAAAATTGCATAATGCTTGACAAAACAACCAGAGCGGACGGTTACGGCGGGTATATTACCTCTTGGGTAGAAGGGGCCGAATTTCAAGCCGCAACCGTACTTGATACTTCAATGGAAGCAAGAATCGGTGAAAAGCAAGGAGTAACGGCTCTTTATACTATAACCACAAAAAAAGCGATGAATTTGCAATATCATGACGTATTTAAGAGACTTCGCGATGGAAAGATATTTCGCGTCACTTCTGATGGTGATGATAAGCGCACACCAGATAGCGCAAATCTCAACATGAGGCAAGTAAGCGCGGAAGAATGGGAGTTGACTAATGAATAAAGCTCAGGCATTAAACGCATTTTGGAATAGTTTTGACTGGCCCGCATTTGATGAGAATTCAGTGCCGGAAAAGATACCAAACGATCAAGGCGAAATGGTGCCTTTAACTTTCCCTTATATTACTTATAGTGAATCAACCGATTCTCTTGGTAATGTAGTTTCATTAAGCGCTTCTCTTTGGGATAAGTCTAATTCTTGGGAGCGAGTATCCCTTAAGGAAGACGAGATTGCAAAGACTATTGCAGAATATGGGCATCACGTCATTAAAATTGACGATGGCTATATTTGGCTCGTTAAGGGCACACCGTTTGCACAGCGAATGGGGGATCCTAACGATGACAAGGTTAAACGTATTTACTTAAATGTTTTAGGCGAATTTTTAACGGCCTATTAGAAAGGAGTTAATATGGGAAGATTTACAGTCATTCCTCAGGACACGTTTGATAGTCTTCAGCTTGACGCAGGTGTTCTGCTTAAGAGATTTAATCCCGCAGCCCCCGCATTACTTGATGAAGATATAATTTGTGCGACCACAGGTGGCATTCAGGCTTCTTGTGTTCCTACATATTCAGACCTTGGCGAGGATGTTGATAACTGTCCCGCCAATATGAAAGAACTCAAGCACCTCGATTCCTGGGAGGCTAAGTTAGCATTCACTTCATTGGGAACATCAAAAGAGGGTATTAGATTAGCTCTTGGTGCTGCAGATATTGATGCGGAAACAGGCGCTATTAAACCTCGTAGAGATCTTAAACAGACTGACTTTTCACATGTTTGGTGGGTTGGTGATAGAGCTGATGGTGGTTGTGTAGCTGTTAAATTAAAAGATGCACTTTCAACCGCTGGATTTAGTCTTCAGACTACGAAAGCAGGAAAAGGACAGACTTCTGTTGAATTAACAGGTCACGTTTCCATTAACAGCCAGGATGAGATGCCGATGGAGTTCTACTCATTGGATCCCGATGAGATCGAGACCTATACGGTATCGCAGAACCTGGTAAATGTTAGTTCAACATTTACAGATAATGCAGTAAATGCAGAAGAGTCTTTCACTACAACACTTACAGCCATAGAAGGATATGATATGGTAAACGTAGTAGTTCTTATGGGCGATGAAGATATTACATCAACCGCATATACAGAACTTAGTGGTGTAGTAAGTATTGCATCTGTAACTGGAAACATTCAGATCATTGCAACAGCTAGTCAGGGGGCCTAATATATGAACTTATCCAAAATAAAAGGCGAAAGAGCAATAGAAGTGTTGGCCGACTTAATCGATCCAATCGCTACTATTAGTCAGGATATGCTGTTTAGAACGGCGATTCAAACAAATAGGCTTGAAGGTATCAAGTACCTTTTGAAAAACCATAAGACGACAGTATTGTATATCCTGGCCATACTTAACGAAGAGGATCCTGAGACATACCAACCTAATCTGCTTGAGATACCGGTAATGTTACTTGACTTCTTCAATGACCCCACGGTATCACAGCTTTTTGGATTACAGGATCAGATAACGGAAAAGACCTCTTCTGGTCCTGCTACGGAGAATACAGAGGCGCCCGAAGCCTAAAGTACTTTATGCGGTATGTCTCAGCACAGATTAGACTTAATCGGCGCGAGGAGGCATACCGTATTTATATTACAGACGCGATAAAATCTGTATGGCGTTTGAACAAGAGATATTTAGATATCATTAATCCTCCTAAGGAGGAGAAGAGGACTTCGGAAGATATTATTAATCATATGAGGAAAAAAATAAATGGATCTGTTTGATTTAGTAGCAAAACTAACTTTAGATTCAAGTGAATATGAGTCCGGGATCACTAAGGCCGGTGATAAGGTCGACGATCTTAAAAAGAAATGGGA